CCTAAAGAACAGTATATTGCTCTTGTATCTAAGGCAGGTCTAGTAGAACATGTTAAAGATGGTGACATCTTAATGTTGAAGAAGACTGCTGATGGTGTTGAGGATCCAACAACTCCAGATCTATTACAGGTGGTTGACATCGACTATGATGACAGTCATATTATGATTGCTACGATTGATCCCAAATATAATGCACAGTTTGAGATCGGTATGACACTTATGACGAAATCAAGACATGAATTTGTATTGAACTTCAAGGATAAGCGTCCAGAACTTATAGTACCTGGCAATGCCAAGGCAGTATATGCTAACTGTGGTGACTTGATACCTGTTATTGATAATGTCAAGACAATTAACGTTGGTACTAACTATGTTAATCCTGTTATTACTATAGGAACTGGTGCCAAAGAGAAGGTCATCGGAACATATACTGTGGATGATCAGGGTAGGTTGGTTGAACCCAAGATTACTGCTAAGGTTCTAGGCTTTGTTAAACCAAAGGTTAGAGATGCAGGTACATCTACTACTCCAGCTGCAGGATCAGGTGCTGATCTTGCACCAATATACAGTTATGCTGGCCCTAGAAAGGTCAAGGAGACTGGTATTTTGGAACTACAAACCTACATAGACTGCGTAGGACACCCTATGTTAACGACTTAAATGGCTGTTAAATTGTTCGGAGGTGGGTCAGTTGTTTCTAACTTACTCTCTCAGATAAAAATCAGATATCCTCAGAACTGGGTAGAGATCAGCAGTGCTGGTCATGTGTTCGAGCGAAATAATACCAGAGGTGGTGAACGAATTCGTTTGGTTCATTGCGATGGTAATTTCATCGATATGGATGAAAAACAGAACACAAATGTAGTCTCATACAATGATTTGATCGTTTTAGCCGACAGAAATGTTGTAATTCGCTGTGGTGAAGATCCTAAAACAGATAAATTATGTGTACAGGTAGTCGGTGACGTTAATTTGTATGTCGAAGGTGACATGCATACTGAAGTCGAAGGCAATCGTTATGATATAGTGAATGGCAACTGGCAACAAGAATGCAAGGGTGTCTATAGTGTCTTAGCTGACGAAAACATGGCTATCATCTCTAAGAACCAGATGAAACTATCATCTAACTCTTATGAGAATAAAACTACCTTCTTATACAATGACTTGACTGAAGGTGGCTCCGTTAAGGAGGATGTCAAAGGTAATTATGAAGTTAGAATCCAGAAGGAAACATCAACGTTCTCTGTCAGAAGTGATGGAGATATTCGTACCGAAGCACACGGGTGTAGGTACGAGAAGACAGATGGTAATGTAATCCAACAAGTTGGATGTAAGGTAAGAACCAACATAGACGGTGGTTCTTTTGCTTGTATTAACGGTGGGGCATTCGATGGAATGCTTTCGGTTCCTTCAGGTAATAGTTATGATATAAATGTCTCTACTGGAGACTATAGATTAAATGTTGGTGGCAACGTCGATATAGATGCAACCGAGATTTATTTGAATTGAATGTCGATTTCACGTGTAACAAATGACTTTCCACATGTCAGTAACCAAGCGAGAGGCTGAGTTTTTAAAGAGCATACTCGCTAAACATTTAGACGATTACGTCGAAGAATTAGCTAGAGAAGACAACGATAATACAACAATGATGGCACACCTTCAAGCAAATAGAAATGCTGGACTGTCTCTCATGGAGAAGGCGGGTGAAGTTAAGAGACGTGCCAGTCGTGCAGGTGACCACCCATACTTTACAAATCTGTCCTAGTATGCTATAGTTACTTTATGTCCTTTGCATTAATACACTATGTTTGAAAATGAAGAGGTGCTTGATAAGGTAACTGTTGACATTCAGAGCAGAAGGTTTACACTACTAAGTAGTGAGGGATCTGTCAAGACCGTTGAGTGTACTGATGGTGACCAATTTATACGAGTTCTCGATGTTGTTCGAGAATCATGTACTGATGAAGTAGTTTACGTCTAATGTCTTATAACAAAACTTATTCTGAAATTAAACAGATCCTTAAGGATAGTAAGAGGATCACTAAGGTTACCATGCTGAAGGTAGCCAAGTTAGCTATCATTGAAACCCTAGGTGAAACTAGAGCCCTTGAAACTGAGGTTACATGGGACAGTTCTCTAGCGGATGACCTTAACCTTGACAGTCTTGACATGGTTGAGCTTGTCATGTTCTTAGAAGAATGCTTTGGTGTTGAGATCAGCGATGACATGGCAATGGATATTGTCACAGTCGGTGATGCTATTGAAAAGATCAAAGAAGCTAAGGCAAACAAAGGTAAGAAGAGAAAGGTGAACCCATCCAAGTATAAAAAACCTGCTGCTGGTAGTCCTTACATGAAGAACCCACCAGGTAAATATATTGGTTCCCAGAATACAACAACCGCAGAAGAACTTGACAAAGCCATCGAAGAAGAAAACTCATAACTATAAAAACCCTTCCAAGAAACAAGATCTTGGGCATGTAGAGGCATCTGTCACTAAGGGTAAGAAGTATTATGATGATCAGGGGTGGGAGGTTAGAGCACCCATCTCTGATAGAGAATGCATTTATAAATGTCTTGATAACTGTCAACATCTAGCAGGACTTGATAGGAAACAAGTAGCACGATTGATCAAAGAATTTGAAGTCATGAGTGATGATGTAAAATTAGAGAGTGAGTATCCACCATTATGAAGAAAGTATACTGGGACTATACTATAGGTGATGGTCCTGATACAAAGTTCCCTAATGAGTTCATAGAAAGTCCAAAAAAATTTCGGGCAGGATATAACTCCAAATATGATCATGTGAAATGTCCTGCATGGAAGAAATGGACAGAGAACTGTTGGGTGGTTAAACAACCATTCGATGTTGGTATGAAATGCGATACCAAGAATGGAAAACTTGCTACTGATCTAACACAGAAAGCATACGATGCTTATTTCCATGTAGGACCGAATTGGTTAGGTGGTACATATCCAGAGATCCAACTCAAATTGAGTTATATATTGTGGACAAGTGAGAAAGATGTATGGGTGGAACAGATCCCACATCCTTTATTGTCACGATATGGATTTGAACTGATACCTGCAACGTTCCCTATATCACATTGGCATAGACCATTGGTAGTGGGTCTTAAGGTATTGGATACTGATCAGAATTTACAACTCAAGGCAGGTACTCCATTATATTATTTCAGACTATACTCTAAGAAGAGTGATCCTGATTTTATATTAGAGCAAAAGAAAGCCCCAGAGGAGTGGCATAGGATGCACAGACAGACTAGCATATTACGGGAGTTCGCACCATTTAAAGCATGGGATATTATAAAGAAGAGAGTATCAACAAACGGGAAGTGCCCAGTAAAATGGAATTAGATCTATTTGAACAGTGGTTCGAGGGTGAATTCGATAACTGGGGACAGGCATCATCTAATCCTACTAAGTGGGCTCATATATTTGTGAAGCATGAGAAGATAGATGATCATAAGTTCCTTACCAGTTCACGATACAACTATGAACCTCATAAACCATACAGAGAACAAGTAGTTGAATGTACAGAACCTGATGTTATGGGTGCTAGTGTACCTATTATAATAGTAAAGAACCCTGCATGTGATATGATCTTCTCATTTCATAAAGAAGACATGTCTTTTACTGGTGTTTCAGCACCAGGATGTACATGGAAGGACAAACCATTGGATAGTAGAGCGAAATTATACGCTGATGCCTATCATACATGGGATAAAGGATACTGGCAAGGTAGTGAAGGATTCTTTCACTTCAAAAAGAATGTATAAATATACTTGAACGTTTTATTGTGGATTTAGTGTGGCAACACGTAAAATATCTGACCTAACATTATTAGAAGCAGGAAGCGTATCTAGTTCAGATACTGTTCTCTTACTCGATAACTCAGATCCAACTGATCAGAATAAGAGATCCGCAGTCGGTAGTCTCTTTAGAGCAGTTCCGTCTGGGACATATTCTGTACCAGGTGTGCAGTTTGAGTTGAAAACAAAAACAGGTCTTTTCTCTGAAGCTCAGGGACAAATTGGGCTAGCAATGGGTGATGCTAGACTAAACCTTCAAAAGGTAGGAAGTACACTCAATATACAAGCACAGGATAGTGCTGATACTAACTTAGACTTTACCATATCTGCTCAAGGTACTGGTATGATACGTTTAGGTTCTGTCTTAGCGATTACAGATACTTTATTTGTTATACCAAACTCATCTGATAATACTAAGGTTGCAAAATTTAGTACTGCAGACATGCCGACGGGTGTTACACACACTTATGTCTTACCTTCAAATGGTGCTGTTGCAGCTGCTGATACATTGGTCACTCTAAGTGCCACTCAAACATTAGAAAACAAAACTCTTAACAACGCTGCATTTAGTGGAACGTTAACCGTTGAAACCATTCAGATTAACGGTGACACAACTCTAGGTGACAGTGCATCTGATTCTGTTACATTAAATGCTGCTAGTACATTCAGTGCTGCAGCAACATTTGCTAACACTGTTGTTATGCAGCAAACACTCTCAGTAACGAGTGATATAACTGCAAGTGGTCACATTGACATGGTTGATGATAAGATCATCAAACTAGGTACTGACGACGATCTACAAATAAAATATACAAACAGTGGTGATACATCTTCCATTTTAGATACATCTACTGGACTAACTGTTGGTAGTGCTGATGTTCAGCTCACCGATGCAGCTGGTACTGTTAAGTTCTTCAAAGGAAATGCTACTAATAGTATAGTATATCATAATGATGCAGCTCGCATTAC